GTCGGTTCTGGTGTCCAGCCTGAGGCCAGTAATTCGGCGTATTCTTCGTCTGTCATTTCACGGATTTCGTCGTCTATTTGTATGTTTGGGTTGCTCATTACTGACTCCTGTATCCGTAGACGGTAATAGTTCCGCCTGTGATCGTTCCTGCGTCTGGTCGAATGGTAAACGTCGTAAACGATGTTGATGACGCTTGTGTTCCACCAAACCAGCCCGAATATGACGCACCATAGTAAGTACCATTAATGCTTGTAGATGAGGCTAGGAACGGGTTTGCAATATCAAAACTGTGGACATCTTCGCCCAAAGTATTTTCTGCAGCACCGATGTAAAGATTTGCGCCGTTGTTTCGTCTGTTTGCACCAGTGGTCGCACCTGTGTATGCGTCATAGTATTGGCTGCCGTAATAACCAGTAACAGTTGCGCCAAAATTTAAAAGTAAATTAGCGTTCACCGCTGATGTCTTGACGCCTCGAATGATGACACGATAATTGTCGTAATCAGACGAAAACACTGTGCCAGTCGTAACCGTAGCAACCGCGCTGCCGATAGTGGTCTTGGATACAAGCCACATTCCGACGCTGTTCATTTGTGCAGCTGTCAGGACTGAGCCGCTGCTAAAGACTGGGGGGGTTGCCATAATGTTTTCTCCTTATGCGAGTCTATTGGTGTTAAGTATTCCGTAGGTGGAACTGTTCAATTGAAACGACTGGTTATCTACACCGGGAAGAAGCTCTATAACGACATCGGTATCTGATGGTGTGATGGCGATACTGATCTTTCTGATCATCAATTGTTCCGTTGTCTGACTAGATAAGCCCGGAGCGACATAATCCACTTGCGCGCGTTGCCATATTCCATAGTTGGCGGTCAAAAGTTTTGAGAAGGCTTGGTCTGCGACACCGTTGTCTACAGCTTGCTTCAATGTTGAGTAGGAAGTTTTGATTCTTTTGACTGTGTAGCGCGATGTGCCGTATCGGTTTGACCAGAAGTAGGCCACTCGATCAACATCGGCCTGAGCTTGGGTACAGGTGCTGTTGAATGCGACATTTCGAATCCCGTATTTGGCAGTTGAGACTGTGTCGGTTGCTGTCGTCTGCGTGTAGAAGGATCGCTGATCTTGAGCTGTGCAAGAATTCACTACTTGATCGAAGTTGTATTGAACATCTATTGCTTCGTATGGGATTTCTCCACTGACAAGAGCTGCTGAAGCGTCTGAAAATTTGTAAAGTTCCGGATCGACCCTGTTGAGTGGATAGTCAATGTAGTAGATATACCAAAGGAATTTTCCTGCAGAGGTTTTGAGGTCTGTACAGAATGCTGTGCCGGGTCCAGTTACTAGTAGGTTGTTATTTATCCAGTCACCAACTCGTCCAGCAGGGAAATCGTCATTTGTGACATAGGTGAGTGCGTCGGTCACACAAAAGGTATTTACTTCAGATTCATTTGCTTCGCCAATATACGGCATATCTACGCCGGAGTAGTAGACCGTTCCTGAGTCGGTGTAACCATTGAACATCATCCCTAGTGACTGCCACGCCGGAGTGGATAGAATAAATGCAGAGTATGAAGTCGTGGCGGTAGACCGTCCAGCGATCGTCATGATGTCTACAAGTGTCAGAGTGAAGCGTGATTCTTTTGTCGATATGATTTCAATGTTTACATCGGAGACCATGCCACAAAAGCTCGTGACATATGCGCCAGTACTACTCTTGTTCTCAATAATGAAACCTTGTTTGAACCAGTCCACCGATGAATATGTTCCGGTCCCGTTTGGAGTAAACGCTCCAGTATTGTTATTCAGAACGATCTTTGCTGTTGATCGTCCAGCAAGACCAATACCGACCTCAATATCAATTCCTGCCGACTGAGTGAAACTTGTCAGATCAACCGATGTCGCCGTATTTGAGTAATACTTGACTCTCCAAGTGAGGCTAATAGTCATCAGAATCTGACCGCTGAGTTAGTCGTGACTGCAAGAGCTCCGTTCTGTCGGACCCACTTCTGAAGAGCTGCGACAACAGCATTCGGATCTGCAGAAGTGACCGTCACATTCACCGTAGTACCCATACCCATTCCGCCGGCACGATTGAGAGGTATGACTGCTTCTGGGCCCGCTTCGCCGATCATGGCGACCGTAGGCGACATAACGATTCCACCAGACGCTAAGCGAGGGAGACTGACTTCTGGTACAGAACCGAAGTTGATCCAAGGGCCTGCAGCTGAGTCAATTCCATCAAGGATGATGTTCAAGCCTTTGATGGCGAAGTTGAGACCTCGTTCAAGATTCGAGATGACCGCGTTGATGACTCCTTTGAATGCTCCGCCGACTCCATCAAAGATCTTCCCAGCGAGATCTTTGAGACCGTTGAATACTCCGATTACTGAATCTTTGAAGAAGAGGATCGCCGAGAATGCGAGACCGAACGGACCAGTGATGACAGCGAGGATGAGTTTCCAGTTGTCCGTTACCCATGAGATGATCGCTGCGAAGAAGCCGATGATGTCGTCTTTGAATTTGATGACGACGAGAGCTGCGAGACCGAATGGTCCTGTCAGGACTGCGAGCAAAAGTTCCCAGTGTTCTTTGATCCAGTCAAAGACCCACTTCACGGCTCCCCACATGATGTCGAAACCTGCTTTTATTCCGTCTACAGCTTTTCCGAATATGTCGAATTTCATTTGTAGTGCGACAAGTGCTGCGATGACTGCGAGGATGATGACTGCACCTGTGGCGACCCATAGTGCTGAGAATGATGCTGTCGTTACAGCGTTCACGGCAGCTGTGACCGCTTGTAGTGCGTTCCATGCTGCCATCGCTCCGTTCACTAGGAGAACTGCCGTAGCGATCCCTGCGATGACTCCTGCGATGACGACGATCACGGTCTTATGCTTCTGAGCCCAGTCGCCGAACTTTTGTAGAGCTGGGATGAGCTTCATGGCGAGAGGGGCGATGATCGCTCCGATGGACTCCTTGAATTCGCCCATCTGAATTCCGAGCGACTTCATTTTGCCTTGAGTTGTATTTGCTGCAGTTGAGGCTTGACCTGAGAAAGTTTTGCCGAGAGCTGCGAATACTTCTTCGGTACTTGCTCCGCTCTTGATAAGTGCAGCAAGTTCTGGACTCAGTTTCTTCAGTGGTCCGAGTTGCCCGTTGAAAGCTTTTGAGAGAGCGTCAGAGACTGAGCCGAGATCTTTTCCTGTACCGGCAGAGATGTCTAGAGCGAGGCCCAAGAGGTCTTGAGCTTTTGTGACATCTCCAGTGCCTCGAACAAGTTTGTCGAGAGCTGGGCGTAGTTCGTCGTCAGCGACAGCTGCAGCGATAGAAGTCTTGGTGATGAAGTTCTCTACCGATCTGACTTGACTATCGGTCGCTCCTGCAGAGTTCTCAAGAGTTTTGGCAAGTTTTGAAGCTGCGACTTCGTCCTCTGCGAATGCTTTGACTGATGCGACAGCGACAGCACCTAGAGCTGCGAGAGCGAGGCCTGCGGGGACTGCAGCCTTCTTGATGGCAAACGCAGCTCTCTCACCGTTGGTCTCCAACTTCTTGAAGTCGGCGATCGCACGATCAATTCCTTTCGGATTCCATTCGCTGATGATGGGGAGGTTGATTGCCATTGTTTATCTTCTCACGATGTTCGACTCAGTTTTACCCATGACTTCAATGACGATCTGTTCAACTCTGTTCATTGTTTCTTCTAGGTGTCGTTCTCCTCCAGCCCAGACGAAGCGTGATGGGCCTCGTCCAAGTTTGGCGGTCAATAGTCCAGCGAAATTTGGTCTTGCTTTCAGAGGGTTCGTGTTGCGCGTCTGGTTCGGTCCTCGTCCAGCCATATCAGCCATACCGAGAGCTGGACCTTTTGCAGTGATCTTCACGACAGCAAGCGACTCAAATTCTGCACCCTGAGCGATGTTTCTCTTGCGGGCCTTGCGTGTGTCTAGTTTTGCGACAACTTTCTTCTGCTGGTTACCTTGCCATCCGGTGCGACCGTAGTTGTTTCGGAATCCTCGAGTTGGACCTGTCATGGGGATCGTGTCACGAATGCCAGTGAGGATCGGATCGCAAGCTGCGACGATGTCCTTGGTGATCTGTCGGCGAAGCATCGGATCAATTTTGTTGATCTCCTTGAGCGCATTCTTGAGACCGTAGTAGTCGATCCCTATCTCTGCGCTCATTGATGCTTCCTCTGTTCGTTGATGATTTGGATGCAAGTTGCCAGATCATCGGATTCGAATG